TGCCAATGCTGAACGTGGCCGGGGCCGCGTCATCATTCACGGTGGCGGTGTGAACGGCCGCCGCGCCGCGGGCGCGTGACTTCATGCGCTCCACTTCGCCCGCGATTTCGTCCACGCGTTCATCAACTACGTTGATTTCACGCACGGGTTTTGCCTTGTGCGCTTCCATCACGTCAACGGTGTTGCCGTTGTGTTTGATCACGATGTTGTTTGACTTCACAAACGCATCAACCGCGGCCGCGTCATCGGACGCGCCCTTGTACCCTTCGGCCTGAACAGCCTTCACAATCATGTTCCAATTCATGTTTGCAACCCTCAACACAATTCGTTTGCGCCGGGTTGCGGTTGCCGTCGGCACATGCGGACGGCAACGGGTATCGGGGCGAACAACTCAAATGATAATTACCGTTTTCCCCGGTGCAACGTCCGCGGCCGCCGGTGTGAAATCCGATTGACACGCGCCGTTCATCGGCATGGCCGTATAGGAAACTTCCAACAACCGCCATTGGCGGTGAATCATCCGCGCATCCGGGAACGCCTTTTGTTCATCGGGCGTGGGTGGCCCGTAATCCACCGCCTCAAATCCGATGGATTGGCCGATGTTCCCGGCCCGCGCCAACGCCTCAATTTGATTCCGCAACGGATTCCCGGGATTGTTCACCAACACCGATTCAACGATCACGCCGGACGTGTCCACAATCATGTTGCGCAGTTTGCCCACCGCGCTCATGGCGTTGTATTCGTGATCAACAAACAACGTGCGGTTTTGCTTGAAATATTCCGCGTTCATTCCACGCGGCAAAACCACATCACCTTCCAAATCGACCGTTGGCCGGGTGGCATAGGCGCGGATTTGCACGGGTTTGTCATCGGGTGTTGGAACCACAAACCCGCCCATGTCCGCGGTGGCCTTCATAAACAAACGGCCGGATTTGAACGCCCGGTAGTGTTTCCGCGCCAACCGTTCAAACGCCGCGGCCGCAAATTCGTTCATTGCCTTGTTCATCATTCGCCCTCATCAATTCGCGTGGTTCCACACCGGCATTGCGGGTGGATGTCCGCCGCCACCATCACGTCCATTGTCATGGTATATGTCACGCCATCGGTTCCGTTGATCACCTCACCCGCACGGAAGAAAGGTTCGCCCGCGGGCGTGACCTTTCCGCGCAATGCGTTGTCCGCGCCTTGGCACAACCCACACGGATTGCCCGAAATATTCCACGACTTGCCCCGTATGCCAACCTCAACAGATTGTTGAAGCGCACCATGTTGCACGGCCCGCGGCGTTTCGGTGTTGGCAATCACGCGGGAACGTGTCAATGACATTTCATCAACGCGGTCCAACAATCGTTGTTGGATTTCGTTGCGTGTTTCGCCCGCCTCAATCCCGCGGGAAATTTCAGTTTGCAATTGGTTCCGCATCGTGTCGGTGACACCACGAACCAAATTGAAATTGTACCGTTCCACATATTGCCGGGCCGCGTCCGATTGCAACGGTTGAATGTCCGTCAATCGCATTGATTCCAACGTGTTCCGTGCGCCCGTGTTGAACGCCGCTTCAACGCCAACCTTCAACGCGTCCGCCAATTGTTGCCGTGACAAATCATCAACACGCACCACCATGTCCGGCCCCAAATTGCGGACCGTTTCCGCCAATTGGGTTTCAACCCACACCCGGATTGCATCACGGATGGCGTTCCCAACCTCATCATCCGTGCGCGGCAATTCCGCCTTGGTCACGCATCCGCACGCCGGGCCGTTCCATTCCCACCGTTCAACGGATTTTGGTTCGGGCTTGCATGCATCCGATTCCATCATGTGACCAATCAACGGACGCAACAACCGCGCCAATTCATCCAATTCCGATGGTGTCAATTCGGAAGGCGGTTTCATCTTCCCATGTTCGCCCGTTTCGTTTTCGGGTTGTGTTGCCCATTCCGCTCTTTCTTGAGTTTGATTCCCTTTCGATTCCGCATCGTCAATCAGCGCGGCCATTTCGTTTGCCCAATCGCGGCCCGCGTCACCGCCCCACAATTCCCATGCAATGCGCCCGGCGGACGGGAACCCCGGTTCACCCTCATTGAACCCTTCCGCCTGTCCATCAACCGCGTGGCGTGCGAAATACGAAACCATCCGCCCGATGGTGTCCGGTGACAACGTGCGCCCGTTCATCAAATCACGCGCCCGCGCCACGCCAACCGCCGTGCCGCCGCGCCCGTATTCTTCGCGCCATTGCAAACCCAACCGCGCCGATTCGCGCACCGCGTCCGGCGGTGTCAAATCGGGAACCGCCTTCATTTCGTCATGGTTCCCGCCGCACGCACGCCGCACACGCGCCTTGGTTTGTTCAATCGGTTCCGGCGTGAATCGCCGCAACGGATCAAACACCGCATCCAACACCATCGGGTCAACCGTTGGGAACGCCGCGCCCGCGATGGCCCGCGCCGATTCCATCGGCAATTCACCATTGGCCACCGATGTTGCCAATCCCGCCAACGCTTCAACCTGCGCACCGTTCAACGCGGTGGCCGCCACGTCAACACCACCCGCCGCGGCCGCAATCGTCGCATCAACCGCGGGCGTTTGCATGTCCGATTCCGTATCGTTCACGATACCGTTTTGGGCCGTGGGCGCGGCCAATTCAGATTCCTCAACGTCAACCGATTCCGCATCAGCGGCCATCGGCAATTCGGATTCCTCAACGTCAACGGATGCCGAATCCGCGCCTTCCGCGTCCGGCAATTCCGATTCCTCAACGTCTACCGAATCCGCCTTGGTGCGCGGTGGCAAATACAAAACGCGCCGGTATTCATCTTCCGAAACCACGCCCGCGGCAAACGCCGCGCCCATTATTTGCGCCTCAATTTGTTGATCTTCAATGTCCGGGTTTTCGTATCCGAACCACATGTCACCGGGTTGTTCACCAAACATCGGCAACAAGAAAACCGTCAAATCTTCCGCCACGCGCCTCATGCGTTTGTAACACGAACGCATCAACAAACGTTCACCGATTTTTGCTCCGGCCAAATTCGCATCATTCAATTTCCAAATTGCTTCCGGGATTCCCGCGGCGCGATATATCGCCTTTTCAGCCTGCTCAATTCCCGTGATATATCCCATTTCGTGCGCCTTCGCGGATGCCTGAACCATTTCGGCATCACGAATAATCAGCGCACGGCCCGCGGCAAACGGCCCGGATTTAGCCCGCAATGCCGCTTCCGCTTGTTTCATTTGCGCATCGGTATACGTTGACGGAACCGAAAGAATGAACCCGGGTTGGCCCGCGTTTTTCCAACGTTGCACTTCCGTTGTCAACGCCGCGTTTTCCGCATCGGCGTATTGCTCCACTGAAGACAACCACGAAACCCCATCCCACGGCCGGAACGGATCCCGTTGGTACGGGCTGAAAATCACTTGTTCCGCGGGAACCGTGATGATGCCGGACGTTTCGCGCCCGTACCGGTATCCCTCAATGAATGATTCACGGGAAAGGATTGGTTGCGTGAATTGCGGATGCAAAATATACAAACCCGCGGGACCGTCCGCCGTTGGTTCGCCCGTCCACACATAGCATTTGCCCGCGGTTTCACGGTAGAAATACAACATGGTCAAGAAATCGGACGCGGTTGTGACGGGATCAGGGTCCGCCAACAATTGCAACGCGGGGTGGTCCACAACCTCTTCGATGCGGTCCGCGGATTCAGCCATTGACGCGGCCTTGGCCGTGACACGAAACCCACCCGCGGATTTGCCGCGCAAAAATTCGGATTGCCGCGCCGTGATCGGCCGCGCCGCTTTGACCATGCGACCACCACCCGCCCGACGATACAAACGCAACGGTTGTGCCGCACATTCGGTGGCAATGATTGACGCGGCGTTGTAAATGCTCCCCGCCACGCCGCGTGCAACGCGGTTGAAATCAACTTGGTTGACAGCCGAAACGGATTGCGCCGCGTGTTCCTCACCGTATCGAATTGACGCGGCCGTGTACCCGGCATCGTTTTCGGTTGGTGGCCGCTTCCGCGCTTTTAGAAAATCAAACAATCCCATGTTGTCACCCCGTCGGCGTTGTCACCATTCGACAACACCAATATATGTTCCACCCGTGGCGTTGCAATCCACGCCCATGACCACATAACGCAACGCGTCCATCCCGTGATTGTCGCGGTCCATTGGCATATCACGCACCGCACCATCCCGCCGCGTTGCCCATACATACGCATCGAATTCGTCCCGTGTCGATGTTGGCCGCCGCGATTGTTCCAACCTGCGATCACGTTCAACCAACGCGGACCGCAACACATACAACCCGGGCCGCCCGTTCGGACGCACGCGGATTCGTGAACGCACCGCATCCAATCCCGCATCAATATCCTTTTGGGCCGGAACCGTTTTCACACCGTGACGGTGCAATGTTTCGCGGTCTTCGCGGTCATGGTCCGCCACCGTGAATTCGTATTGTTCATCACCGGACAACGCAACGATGGTGCGGGCGTGGTCCTCAACCAATCGGCCGGACATGTAAACTTCACGATACATCCACAACGATTCCCCATCGTCGGCAAACCACAAACACACGAACGGATCGTTGAACCCGAAATCAATTGCACGGTATTTGCGCCACGCCTGCCAACCGTCCGGCAACGCATCGACAACATGCACGGCCGCATCAAATTCATCGTACACAACGCCTTCCGCGGAACACCATCGGCCATCCAACAACCGCGCCCTGCGGTGTCCCGTCAACGCCTCAACCGATTGCATGAACCGCCGCCCGTCTTCCGTCAACACACCATCACGCATGAAGCGTGGATTGTCGGCAATGCGGGTGACGATTCGACGAAACCAACCTTGTTCCGCACGCACGTTCAACCAATGCCGTTCCGCCGCCGGGTTGCAATCGCAAACCAATTGTTGCCACGGCATGCGGCCGGACCGCAACGCACGCAACAATTGTTCAATGTCGTTTTCGGTACACTCCGTCGATTCAAACACCGTGACCGTATCGTATTCCGCGGAATACGTTCGTTCGGGCCGGTCCAACCCCCCAACCACAACCACGGAACCGTTGGCGTATCGGTAGGTTTCGCGGTTTTGCCTACGCACATTCCCGAACATGTGCATGTGTGCGCTTTGCACATCACGTTCCCACGTCACCAATACGGATTCGGACATTGACGCACGCGTTTTGCGGCAAATCAAATGACGCGAACCCGGGAACGCCCACGCCAAAGCGTTGACCCGTTCCAATTCGTTCCGGGTTTTGCCCGTCCCCGCCGGACCCTCCACCAACACCCGCGGGTCACGCGACAACCACAACGCCCGATGTGCGCCTTGTGGACGAAATCGCGGCCCGTCCGCGTCATTTGTCGCCATCGTCGCCATCGTCAAAAGGTTCCGTTACCGTGTCCACAATCGCAATGAAGCGCAGTTTGTCCGACCGCGTGCGCCGATAAACCGCCCACCGCTTTCCGTGCGCCGCAACATACAACCGCACATCCGCGGGAAGGCGCACCATCAATCCATCAACGGGACCGCCCAACAATTCCATGTCCCGTGGTTCCGTCTTCATTTGTTGAACACGTCCGGTGGCAAACCCTCAATGAATTTGATTGGTGATGCGCCCGCGGTTCCCTGCGCCGGATCCGCCGCATCAGCACGCGCAATCCGATCCGCCACCGCAACGGTTTCCAAATTGTGCCGCAATGCCGCCAATGCCAATTTCACGCCCGCGGCCTGAATCCGCGCCGAATCCGACCGCATCAACCGTGCCACCACCACCGGGATTGCCGCGGACAATTCCGGCGGAATCGGAATCCGCCGGGCGTGGAAATCGTCCAACATGCCAATCACCATTGCGACATTTGAACGGGTGTTTTTTCCATCGGCGATGTTGTCCGCCATGCCCATTGATCACCCCCGCCACATTTCACACACCCGCGCCAACGCGTTCCCATCAGCATCCGGGTTTTGCGAATCGTCCAACGCACCCAACCGCGTCGCGGAATCCAACGTGGCCCGGACCGTTGCCCATTGGTCACGGGTCAACCGCACCGAAAACCGTTCCAACCCGTCCGCGGGGTCCGCGCCTTCGTCCGCCGGTATTGCGTCACCCTCAATGCCCGCCAACAACGATTGCACATCCGCGGCATCGAATCCCGCCACCGCCGCGGTGTCCGCGCCCAAACCGTTGAGCGCATCCAACAACGCTTCCGAATCCCATTCCGCCAATTCCGCGGTGCGGTTGTCGGCAATCGCAAACGCGGTGGCCGTGGTGTCCGATTCATCGACCACAACCGCGGCCATGTGCGACCACCCCAACGATTGCGCCGCGGTCAACCGACCGTTTCCTGCGCGTACCCGCAATCCACCGTCCGGCATGCGTTGGCACACAATCGGCACCCGTTGACCAAACACCCGCAATGATGTTGCGATGGCCTCAATGTTTCGCGCCGAATGAAGGCGCACGTTTGCGGGATCCGGAACCAATGCCGCCAACGGTTGCAACATTCCGCGCAATTCTTCGGGACCGCACCATGCGCCGCCCCCCATGCCCCCGGGTTGAATCGCGTTTGTTTCGTGTGTTGCGTTGCTTCCCGTTGACATTCGCCCTTTGCCCTCATATGAACCGTGCGTTTTGTGTTTGACAAACACGCAACACGCGGCGTTCATCGGTCATGGTATGTGCGCCAACTTGTTCCACAACGCGCCGACGATGGAAACCAACGCCGCACCAATGGCATACCACGCCCAATTCCTCACCGCGGAATAATCGTTGCGGATTTGCTCCACATGTTGTTCCACGTTTCGCATGCGCAATACCAATCCGCGTTCGGGTTCGGATTCGCCCGTGATGATGCGCCGCACGGTTTCAACGTCCGATGTGATGCGCCGTTGTTGATCGGCCGCCACGCGTTGTGCGGTTTGAATTTCACTCAACGTGATTTGCATTTGCAAAACGGCCCGGCTCAAATCGGTTTCGTTCATCGGTCCCCGCTCCAATCATCATGCGATAAACCGCGCCACAAATGCGCGATTTGAACCGCCGCGACAAACACGCAACACCCGGCAATCACCAACAACACGATGATTGTTGCGGGTGATTCCATCACAATTGCGCCTTGTTGACCACGCGCACCGCGTCCGGTCCCATCCATTCGGCCAACAATTTGCCGTTGGCACGGAAGGCGGATGCCACCGCGGGATCCCGTTCCTTCAACACGTCGATTGCATCAACGATGCGGGTTGTGGCGGCCATGATGCTATTTGCATCGCGGCGGCCCTTCAATCCGAACAACAAACCGCCCGCGCCGATCACCGCAGACGCAACCCCGCCCACGGGTCCGAACAATCCGCCAATTGATTCCGCCGTGCCAACGATGGCGGATGCCCATTCCGCCTTTTCGCGGATGGCCGCCAATGCGGATTCCACATCCGCGGCGCGTTGTTCCCCGGCCGCGGTCAACGCATCCAATTTGGCCTTGGTTTCATCAACGATGGCCGCAAAAGCCGCATCCGCTTCCGATTGGGTTTGTTCATGTTCCGCCGCCGCTGTCCGGAGTTTTGCCGCCGCGTCCGATTCGATTTGCGCGGCCGCCAAATCAAATGCGCGTTTGGCCTTGGCCCGGGCGGTTGCCGCGATGCGTTCCGCCGCTTCCAATTCCCGTTTGATGTTGTTTTCGGTGTCCTGCGCCTTTTGTTCCGCGGCGCGGTGTTCGGCGGCCAATTCTTCCGCGGTGACGGAACGCCCGGAAATCGGTGATGTGGTTTTGAACAACCCGCATCCACCCAACGCCATGACCATTGCCGCGATTGCGGCGCGTGTTGCAATATGCTTCATTGCCTCAATATATCGTTGCACCAACGGTTTGCACCATGTCGTCACGGTGTCGTCACGCTGTCGTCACGGTACAAGCGTGACGTTTGCGTGATGTGCGTCACGCTGTCGTCACGGTGTCGTCACGGTGATGTAATCACATTCCGTGACCCAATCGACAACGGAACACACATGCGACGATGTGCGCGGTTGACGGATTCCGGCATGTGGCGTTTTTGACCTGCAAACGCCACCGCGTCACGCTGTCGTCACGCTGTCGTCACGGTGTGTGCGTGACGTTTGCGTGACATGTGCGTGACCTAGAACAAGAATTGATGATGATGATGGCGTGCCGCGGGGAATGAAACCCCGGTCGCGGCATCCGCCGCACGTCCGGTGCGTTGAGGATTGCCACGCCACACCACACCACAACGGATGCGGCGTTGCCAATCGTTGCAAATCCGATTTGTTTCCTCCGTGGGCCGTGCCACGCCTCAACCGTGCCGCGGGTGGGGTTTGCCCCCGCCGTGCGTCCCGTGGAATTTGCGGGCGGTTTGTGGGCAATCTGTGGACAATTGTACGGATTTGCCGAACCACACCCGAACGGATCAAACAATTTGCGGCCATTTGCTCAAATTCGTTGCGGATTGTGTGTTGTGTGTTGTGTTCCGTTGCCGATATGGTATCATCATGAGGCGCAATGGTGCGCATCACAACGAAAGGGAACGCAATGCAAACGAACAAATACAACGTGGCCGAAATCAACTATTTGTTTGGCATTTGGTCAAATCGACCCGATGGGGCGTTTTTGTGTGTCCGCGTCATCAAAACCGGTTTTGCATGCAATGTGTTTGCGAATCGTCGCGGGCACAATAAAGAATTGCAACACTGGATGATCGCCGCCGCAAAGGTTTTGAACGCTCATGGGTTGCCGAATCAATGGCGTAATGTGGTTTGTGACGATACCAAAACCAAAATCAATGAAGCATTGTTGGCAACTGTGCAATTTTGAACACCTCAACACGAAAGGGAACGCAATGAAAGACGGAATCAAAATCGGAAACGCCATCACCATCACGCCAAATGGCGCGGTTTGCCTCAACCTGAAACCCGGGTATTGCGCCACGGTTGATGCGGCGTGCATCACCGCCGCGGCCGCCGCGCTTCGCGCCTTGCCGCTGACGAAAGGCGGATACCACGCGGGCGACAAACGCCGCGCCCAAATTATCGACCGATTGACCGCCGCGGGAATTGCCACCGTTCAACATTGATGCAACACGAAAGGGAACGCCATGAAACGCCAAATGATGATTGCCACCGTTGCCGCGTGCCTCACCTGCGCCGCGGCGTTTGCCGGGCCGCGCCCGCCCGCGTTGACTGATTCGCTTTTGGATGCCATCCGCGCCGTGGAATCGGGCGGTGATGATTCCGCCGTTGGTGATGGTGGCCGCGCAATCGGCCCGTATCAAATTCACAAAGCATATTGGGTTGATGCGTGCGCCGCGGACCCGTCCCTTCGCTCCGGAACCTATGCCGATTGTTTCGATGCCGTGTATGCACGCCGCGTTGTGGTGGCATATCTCACCCGATACGGGCGCGGACGCACCGCGGACGAATTGGCCAGAATCCACAATGGCGGACCCCGTGGACACCTCAAATCCGCAACGTTGGCATATGCGGCCAAGGTTCGCGCCGCGATGGAATGACATTGGCGGGATTGGCCCGCGCCGGATCACACACGCAATGTGTGTGAAACGGCATGCGCCAAACGCATGGGAAAGGTTCGGAATGGAAGACGAAACGAATTCGAAGGCGGTTGAGGTAGACGTTTTGGGACTCATCACACCGGGCGTGTTGTCGGACGTTGTGATGGTGACGCGGTGGCGCACGCCCGGCGCATCCGTGGAACAACAAACGCGGGAATCCCGCATTGGGCGTGCAATCATGGCATTGTTGTTGGCGCACTTGTACGTCAACGAAACCGAACGCCGCGACGCATTGCGCCGCGCCTTGCAAATTGTGGCGGCGTTGTCCGCGGATGGTGAACCATGAAGCGCAATGGGCAATTGTTGGATTGCACCGAATCGGAATACCGCGGCATTGTTGCCGCAAATTATTCCGTTCTCAAACACGCAAACCGTTCCGCCGCGCACATGCGTACCGCGATGGAACCGCGGGAACCGTCACCCGCAATGGTGTTGGGATCGTTGGTTGACCGTTGGTTGTTCAACGAATCGACATTGGCGGAACATTTCGTGCGCCTGCCGGATGGCATCGACCGCCGCACCAAGGCGGGGAAGGAAATGTGGGAACAATTCCAATCGTCAACACCGGCGGGTTGCACCGTCATTGATGGTGACACATGGGACCGCGCCGAAGCGATGGTTGCCCACATTCGCGCAAATAAAACCGCACGCGCAATGTTTGGCGGAAATCACTTCCAACAACCGATGGTGTGGATTGACCCGGATACGGGTGTGCGTTGCAAGGGTTTGTTGGATTCCGTGTTGGATGGCGTGACAATCACCGATTTGAAATCCACTCAAAATGCGGATTGGCGGGAATTCGCCCGCACCGCCGCGTCATTTTCGTATCATGTTCAGGCGGCATTTTATTGCGACGGTTGGCGCGAATGTACCGGGGAAACGCTCCCGTACACGTTCGTTGTCGTTGAGTCATCCGCGCCGTGGGGTGTCGCCGTCTATCGGTTGGATGATGCCGCGATTGACGCGGGCCGCGCACGGTACAAAGCGGCGTTGCAAATGTATCGGGATTGCACGTTGGCGAAATGTTGGCCCGGATACCCGGAACAATTGCAAACGTTGGAATTGCCGAAATGGGCCTTGGGTGGTGTCCCGATTGGAACGGGTGGCGAACATCCGTTTTGATTGGGGGGATGTGTGCGCATGTGGGAACGCATGCGCCACATTTGCGGTCAACCGCGTTGGTTGCCGCTGAACGAAAGGGAATTGCAATGGCTGAAAATGCGAAACGTGCGGGAGCGAAACCCGCGAAACCATCCGCCAACATGTTTGACGGAAACCCGGTGCAATCGCGCCCCGTTGTTGATGTGCCAACGGATGCCGATATTGAGCGTGTGTTGTCGGCATCGACCGATCAACCGCCAACGGATGCGCCCGCGCCTCAACCCATCATTGAAACAACCGCGGAATTTGCGTCACCTGCGCCGGTGATTGCAACGCAACCGCGTTCGTTGGTTGTGTCCAATGATGGAACCAATGTGTTGTCCGCTCCGGACACATCACCGCGCATCGTCAACGGGAATGTTGTGTGCGCCTCAATGCGGGACGTGATGAACATGGCCCGCCACTACATTCGTGGCGGCATGGTTCCCCGCGGTTTGGATGGCCGCACCGTTGTTGAAACCGAATCACGCGTGGCAATCGCAATCGAATTCGGCATCAACCTTGGTTTGTCACCGCTTCAAGCATTGCAATCGGTGATGGTGACGAACGGCCGCCCATGTTTGTGGGGTGATGCGCCGATGGCGTTGGTGTCTCAACACCCGGCATTTGAGGGTCACAAATGCGAATGGGAAAACCATGGGACGGAAGAATTGTGTTGCACGTTCACGGTTTATCGTCGCGTGAAGGGTCGATCAATTCCGAATCCGTGGACATACGGAATCCCTGATGCGAAACGCGCCGGGTTATGGGGGAAGGCGGGACCGTGGCAAACCGCGCCGAAACGAATGTTGATGATTCGCGCCCGTGCGTTTGCCCTGCGCGATGCGTTCCCGGATGCCCTGCGCGGCGCGGGAATTCATGAGGAAATGGACGATGTGACCATCACCGCCGCGGACAAAACCGCGGCCCTGCAATCCCGCATTGAATCGGGGGTGACGCGTGGCGTGGATCAAAATGCGGGTTGATTTGATCACCGCACCCAAAATCATTGCGATTGCAACCGCCTGCAAATGTCATCCATTGCATGCGGTGGGTGCGTGTTTCGCGTTGTGGGTGTTGGCCGATACTCATTCAACCGACGGAACCCTTCCCGGATATTCCGCGGATTGGTTGGATGCACATGTGGGCGTGGCGGGGTTTGCACCCGCCGCGGCCCGCGTGGGTTGGTTGTTGATTGAATCGTATGGTTTGCGTGTTCCGCGATTCGATGAACACAATTCGGAAACGGCCAAGGCGCGGGCGCAATCGGCGGTCCGATCCAATCGCAAACGGACCACGGACAAAACCACCGCGGCCGCGCCTCAACCAACACCGGAATTGATGGCGTGGGCCAAGGCGCAATCCAAACGCCCCGATTGGGTGCCGGAATCGAAACCGTGGATTGATGCGGACACATGGTTGGAATTGGCGCGGGCCTCACCCAACATGACCGCGGACCAATTCAACCGAATCCTTGCAAACGCCCGCCGCGGGCGGAACACATTGGCAAACCCCGCGGGATTCATCATTGCCAAAATTCGTGAATTGAACGCCCGCGTTTGACGCGGGAAAGGATTGAAAGTATGTTGACAACAACGGAAGGCGGAACAATGTGCGATGTCATCGCAAATGAGATTTTGGCGCGTGTGCTGTTGATCACCGGCTACGAACGTGCGGTGTTGCATGCCGACCGATCACCCGGCAACGTGCGTGCGCGTGGGCGCATCGTCGCCATGATGCGTGCGTGTGAACACCCGAAATGCGCTCAATTGTCATTGCGCCGAATTGGTGCGGTGTGCGGAATGGATGTGGCATCCGTTCGCAAGCGTATTGCCGCGGCGGATCCCGTGCGCCCGTGGTCATTCCGGGAAGGCGGTGCGGCATGATGCCGGAACGGTTGGATTTGTTTTCAATCATTCACGCCCGCGCCGAACGGGATTTGGCAATGGCCCGCGCCGAAAATGCAATGGGGAACGCCGTGTTGAAAACGGCCGCGGCGGAAGCATTGCGGGCGATTGCACGCCGTCAACGCCTCATCACATCGGATGATGTTTGGGCGCATTTGGTGGCCGCGGGATCGGCAACCGAAGGCAATCCGTCGGTCATGGGATGCGTGTTCAAAGAAGCACAACGGGCCGGGGTCATTGAACCAACGGAACATTTCCGCATTTCAATTCGTGTTTCCGCACATGCCCGCCCGGTGCGGGTGTGGCAATCTTTGATTGTTGAGGATAAACCATGAACCATGATGATTCATTGCCGACAATGAAACAATTGTTGTTGGACAACCACGTTTTGCGTGACGAATTGGCCGCGTGGCGACGATGGTACAACCGGGTTTCATTGCCCGAAGAATTGACCGCACCCGTTGAATGGGCCTTCGTTGAATTGACGATGGAAAGTACGGACAAAAACATTTCATCCGAAATTGAGGATTGAACAATGACCGATGAACAAACAATGACACCGGAACAAATGGCGGTTGAAATCCACAACATGCACCGGTTGATCCGCCAATTGGGAAGCGAAATCCACGCATGGCGGCGGTGGCATCGCAATTTCCGCGTGCATGAACTTGTTGGTGATGATGATGTGACGGAAGGCGACTATGCCGACGTGTTGCACGAACGTTCCCGTTCGGAATCGTTGTGCGTGGCCCTGCGCCGATTCCCGTTCAAATTCTATCGGGATGGTGAAATATGAACGAATCATCACACCTCAACAACATTCCCCGCGACACTTCCGCCTTGGTCGATATGGTCCGGGCCGCGGCCGAATCAATCGACACGCCCGCGGGTGTGCATCCTGCCAACGTGGTTGAATTGTTCCGCGTTGCTCAACGATACGAAACCGCAATGGCCGCGGTGGATGCAATCGCACGGATGCAACCCAAATGAATATCAATTGGGACACGTTGGAACGTTTGTGGAATGGTGAACGGATGCGCAACCTGCGTATCCTTCACCCGCGGGCCGCGTTGTTGGTGTTGCAAATCGCAATGGCCGGGTTGCGCAATCGTGTCCCCGAAGGCGGAATCATTCGTGACATCACCGTGCGTGTGCCAATTGGTGATTTGGTCCCCGCCGGGAAGACGCGCACCAACGCGGTGTCAGCCCTCAACCGCGCCCGCGCCACCGGGATCATTTCGTGGGAAACACGGTACAACGGGAACGGTTGCATTTACACGGTGCATGTTGGATGAAACATGACAATGAACAATTGAGGATTGAACAACGCAAAACCGCCACCGTGGTGGCGCGTGCGTGGGGAATCGGCCGATTGGTTGAGGGTGCGGAATTTGCCCGCGTGGATTATGTGGGACACCTCACCGCCGATGGCCCGGCGGTTTGTGCCATCGAAATAAAAAACCCGACCAAGGCGCATCCGCGCCAAATGGTTGATTTGGAAAAGGCGCGGGCGGTGTTGGCGTGGGATGTGCGCCACAACCTACCCGCGGTGATTGTGTGGCGATGGCCAACCCTGCGCGGCGGTTGGGAAATCCGTTGGACGCGGCCGCGCTTGTGGGAATGGAATTGGTTGACGCGGGAACCGTTGGGTTTCCACATGTCGATGTTCCAACGTGCGGACCGCATCGGCACGAATGACATTGACCGGGTGGTGTGGATTCCATCCGAAACATTGCGGCCGTTGGCCGTCAATCCGATTGCAAACGAAAGGGAATGAATGTGGTTGTATGTACCAAATACATTTTGTCATTGTGTTCCGGAGTCGGCGGATTGGAACTTGGATTGGCAATTGCCACAAACGGAAGAATTCGCACGGTGTGTCACGTTGAACGGGAAGCATATGCGGCGGCAATATTGGCAACGCGAATGGAACAAGGGGAATTGGATCACGCGCCTATTTGGTCCGATGTTGCCACATTCGATGGCAAACCGTGGCGCGGAATTGTTCATGGAATCGTTGCGGGATACCCATGCCAACCATTCAGCACCGCCGGATTGCGACGTGGTGAACATGACCCGCGGCATATATGGCCGCGAATTGTGGGAATCATTGAAGACATCCAACCGGAATTCGTGTTTTTCGAAAATGTCTCCGGACACCTCACTTTGGGATTCGATTCCGTCGCAAACGATTTGCAAAAAATGGGTTTCAACATTGCGGCGGGACTGTTCACTGCGTCGGAAGTCGGCGCGCCACATAGACGGGAAAGACTCTTCATATTTGGGTTGGCCAACAACGCGTGTGTCAATGGCAAACGGCCCGTGGCGTGCGAAAAGCGGCAAGGATTTCCGACATCTAGAAACGATTGCTGTGGATTGGCCGACACCAGTCGCGGCAATGTCAACAAGTCCCGGGAAAAGATTTGGGTGCGACAACCTAGTCACGAAATCGGAACATTGGCCGACGCCAAGTGCGAACGATCACAAGGGCAGTGCTTCGCCAGGTCAACGGCGGGGACAATTGGACGAAGCGGCGGAACAAACCTGGGAATATTCCCACCAGGACCAAAAGATTTCACACGATGGAAAAAAATCATTTCCGAACGGCCCGACCTTGCGCCGGCGATTGAATCCGAAATTTGCGGAATGGTTGATGGGATGGCCAATCGGACACACCGCCTTCGGGCAATTGGAAACGGCGTTGTGCCATTATGTGCCGCAAATGCATTCGTATCTTTGTGCGCGGCTTTGGACTCTACACGAATTGACCAACGCAACGAAAGGGAATGAACATGGCGGATGATGATGCGTACAAGGCGTTTTCGGATGCGACCGTGCCAATGGTGGCGTGGGATGCACCTGCGCACGGGTTTTGGCCTTTCGACGATGGAACGTGTTGCGTGATTGTGTCCGTTTGGTTCAACGAATGGAACGAAATGCGGGTGCATCCCAAATGAACCAATCAATTGCGGCGTGGGTCATCGTTGTTGCGTTTCCGGTTGCGTTCATCGTTGCGGACCTGCTCATGTTCGGGAAAGGCGGCAATGTATGTATGTGGTTCCGTTCCCGCCATCGGTGAACCAATATTGGCGTTCGGTTTCGATGGGCCGCCACGTCCGCGTGTTGATTTCACGCCGCGGGCGTTTGTACCGTGAAGGCGTGTTGGCCGCGTTGCGTGCGCATCATGTCACATGGTCCCCGTTGGAACAACGGTTGCGTGTGCGCCTCACACTAAACCCGCCGGACCGCCGCGTGCGTGATTTGGACAATTTCGCCAAGGCGTTGTTGGATGCGTTCACACATGCGCGGGTGTGGAATGATGATGCGTTGATTGATGAATTGACGATAATACGCGGACCCGTCATGTCACCAGGCCGGGCATGCGTTCAAATCGGAATCATTGATGCGCCAACGAAAACCGACATTCCGCCCGTTGATCACATTGGGTGAAGCGGCACGCATCATGGGAATAAACCGAAACCTTGCCGGGCGGATTGAACGTGATGCCCTGCGCAAAATCCAAGAAAGGTTGCGGGATGCCATCCGCAATGATCCGAAATTGAAATGGCAATACGGGCATGTGATTGGAAGGGAACCGAATGAACAAACGAATGAAAAAGGCGAATCTGAACCCGATGGTTTGGGAACCGATTGAACCACGAATGAGTTTGCGGGCCGTTGGCCGCCATTTGAAAATGAACGCAATGGATGTGCGATATTTGGAACGCCGTGCGTTCAAACACATTCGGGAAGAATTGGTGCGCGAAATCCTGAACACGCCCGTTTTGCGTGATGCGTATGGGCATTTGATTGGTGAACACAAATGAACGGATGCGAATATTGCCACGGGACCGGCCGCCGCATCATTTGCAAATCAATCCGCGGGCGCACGTTGACCGCGCCATGTGAAGTTTGCACCGCATTGTTGGAAAATGCGCGGCGTGCATTTGAACGCATGTTGAGGCGCAAACAAACCGAAATCAATCGGCAATCAATCGGAAATCAATCGGAACCCAAATGACACCACACGCATCCGGCAAATTGTGGACGATTCACCACGGGAATTGTTTGGACGTGATGCGCACCATGCCCGCGGAATCCGCTCACGCCATCGTCACCGACCCACCATACGGATTGGCGTTCATGGGAAAGAATTGGGACCGCGCCGTGCCGGGTCCGGAATTTTGGGTTGAGGCGTTGCGGGTTGCCAAACCCGGTGCGCACATGTTGGCCTTCGGTGGAACACGGTTGTTTCACCGTTTGGCGGTGGCCATTGAGGATGCCGGATGGGAAATCCGGGATTGCGTGATGTGGGTTCATGGGATGGGGTTCCCAAAATCACACAACATTGGGAAGGCGATTGATCGGGAACGCGGTGCGGTGCGCGAACAAATCGGACCCAAACGCCGCGGTGCGCAAACCGAATCGACCGGACGATATGGTGCATGTGGTGATGGAATCGTTGACACAATTCCCGCCACGGATGATGCCCGCAAATGGGATGGTTGGGGAACCGCGTTGAAACCATCATGGGAACCAATCATCATGGCACGGAAACCGTGCATTGGAACCGTTGCCGAAAACGTGGTGGCCACGGGTTGCGGTGCAATCAATGTGGATGCGTGCCGCGTTCCGATGGGTGATGAATACAACCCTGATTTGGTGCATCGTCAACACCAATCCAATGGTGCAATCAAAGGCGCGTTTGGTGCGGCCGCGTTGATCGGGAAGGAAATCCCCATGTATAAACCCGGCGGCCGTTGGCCTGCAAATTTGGTGCATGATGGTTCTAACGATGTCTTGCGATTGATGCCGGATGCGGGCGTTGGTTCCGCGGCCCGCTTCTTTTATTGCGCCAAGGCGAACAATTCCGAACGGTATGAAGGCGCGGCCGACAATGACCACCCCACAATCAAATCAATGGAATTGATGCGTTGGTGCGTGCGCCTCATCACCCCGCCGGATGGGGTTGTGTTGGACCCGTTCATGGGGTCCGGATCCACCGGCAAAGCGGCCGTGGCCGAAGGATTCCGTTTCGTTGGAATCGAATTGGAACAACGATATTGCGACATTGCCGCGGGCCGGATCGAATCCGAACACAATTTGTTCAATGCGTGACTTCCGCCCAATGCCCGCGTGGGCATAATTCGGACCGCACCCACAATTTGCCCGCGGGTTGAGGCGCGGCCCCGTCCACGGTGATCGTGACCAAACACCCGCACGTTGGCCCGCCTTTGCCCGTGGAACCGTTCCCGCAATACCCGGCCTGCAATCCCGCCTTGGCGGTGTCCACCACGTCCAACGCCTCACAACGGACGCACCACCCGCACCGCGCCGCGGCCACGGGATCCGAAACCGCCCGTTTCGTCACCATCGCAACAACGTATTTCCAACCGCCGCGGACCGCCGCCCACGTCCAACGGTTGTTCAATTCACCGCGCCGCGCCATGTCGATGATCCGGCCCATCCCAATTTGAACCACGGTGTGTGCGTCCATGTTCACAATCCCGGTTGTTGCCGACATCCTGCGCATTTGCCGACCGATTGCGGTTGCGTTGACAATTCCGACGGGAACACCAATCCGTCCGGCAATGACGTTGGCCGATTGCCCGGACCGCGTGGCCCGCCTCCGCTTGGACATTCCAACCGTTCACATCCCGTGGTGTTGAGGATATCAACGTTGTATTGTCCGGAATATACGGTTTCAAATACCCGTTCACCGTCACCGGCAATCGTCGCACAACCGCACGCGCCCACGAATTCGCGCCTTCTCTCAACTAAATTGAACGAACCGGAAAGCCTTCCGTATGCTCCGGACCATTGGCGGAATATTTCGGCCGTGATGGGATCGGCCGGATTCCCGTTGCAACCACGCACCGTTTGTGTTTCCGTTCCTGCACATGACGGAATCCCGAATGACGGATATTCACCCAACGAAAACGGCAACGCGTTTGTATCAACGTTGGAATCCGATGTGGTCACAATTCGCGGGTTGATCGGTTCAACGCTTCCCGGGCAACCTTCATTGAATCGGTATCCATCATTCACATACAACTTGGATTCTGAATCAAACCGCCGGACCCCGTTGAACGTGAATGGGCATTTGTTGAAAAACGCTTCATATTGAATTTGCGTGCGTTGTTCACGGATCAACGGTTGCGAATCACCGAAACAACATTGTTCACCCGTCACCGGGTCGATGCGTGCGAAAAACGCACCATCGGCAACGCCCCATTGTTTCGCAACCACCGTGTATGTGTATTTGAGGCGATATGCCGAACCCAACACAACACATTCAAATTGGTTCGGACGATCACACAACGGAAGCGCACCATAAATGCAACAATCATCCGGGCAATCCCGGCATGGTCCGCCGTTGCGGATTTCGCGGCATGATGCGCCGTTGCATCCGTCATCGGGTCCGAATTGAATGATGTATTGAATTCCGGCCTGTTCCAATTCGCGCAATGTCCGGCGTTCACCCGTGCGTTGGAAACAAACGGGTTTCCCCGTGCGCGAATCAACGCCCAATTGGATGGAATCGCATGGTTGGCGTGACTCACCAAACACATAATCCGCCACCCAAAAGCACGGTTCACCGTCGCAACATTCACAAAATCGATATGCAAATTCCGAATCACAACAACACGATGTCCCCGCATCGGTGTTGAACAACCGCTTTCCGGATGCAACCAAACGTTTGTTTGTCTTCAACAAACGATTTGGCATGCGTCAAATTGGCCCGATGTTGGGATCTTTTCGATATGAATTGGTCAACGTCAACGGTGCGCCATTGGGCCGCACGGTGAATGTTGCCCCGAATTGCCGAATGTATGTGGTGATCGTTGTATCGACACGCAAACGCGATGGGTCAAACGTGCCGCCGAAATGGTTGTATGTTGTGATCACGTTGTTTCCGTGTGCCAACAACACCACGGTTCCACCATATTGATTGATTGTGGTCGTTGCCGCACCTGCGGAATACACGTTGATTGTCAACGTTCCACCGTACACGTTTATCGTTGTGAACGGACGCGCAATAGTCACCGAACCACCATACACATTCAATGCGGTTCCCGCGCTGTTGGTTGGTGATTTCGCAATGATGTTGGCCGTGCCGCCCATCACCGCAACATTCGTGACCGTGGCCGCACCGGTTGTTTGGAAAATGCCACGTTGAACGCGCACATATGCCGCGGTTCCATCGGTCAACAATGTTCGGCCGGGTCCATCCTGCATCAAATTGTTGATGCCGTTGGTGTCACCTTTGATGAACAACGTTCCGGTTCCGTTGTGTTCGACACGGCCTTCGGTGTTGTCCGAACGCCATTCCGCGGATGAACCGTCGGACGCTTCCGTGATCAATGGGGAAGACGCATCACCAACGTTGCCCGAATACGATTCGGCAAGAATCAAATACCGGATGCCCGTTGACGTGGACGCGGATTGGTCCAACCCGGCGGAAATAGACGCACCGCCACCCGGCACAATCAATTCCGCATCATTGACAAATCCGGAACCCGCGACATCGGCAATCGTTCGCCATGAACCCGCCGCGAATGTTGTTGCTCCGTCCGTCAAATACTCAATTGCCATTTTTCGGCCTCCCGGTATAAACCTGCACGTTCAATATATCCGCACCCTTCCGTCATGCACTCAATATGTCGGATGACAACAAATCAATTGCGCCTTCGTTCATTGGATCAATTGCCCGATATTTCGCATCCCACGCCGCCGGGTCCGCCCAAAATTCCTCAACATACGGTTCCGATATCGCGTCAACCAATGACGGATTGCGGATGCACGCGATTATCCAAACTACATCCATCATCGTTCCCCTTGAATGTTTGCCACGAAATATGTGTAATCAACGCACAATTGGCGTGCGGTTGTTCCCGCGGATTTGATGATTGAATAGCCAAACCCCGTGGCGCGGGTGGATGTTGTTGGCCCTGTTGTGTGTGTCGCAACAATTGTTCCATCAATCGTGAACACTACTTTTGTTCCCGACGATGCAACTTCGATTCGGAAAATGGAATACGGTTCACCGTTCGTCAATCCAACCGCGGCCACCGTTGTATTTGTTGCGGTTTCAACCGAATTGGTTCGGGTGACACATTGCCATTTTCCTGAATTCGTTCCGTGTGTGTATCTGAAATAGTGTCCGTCCGTTGCATCACCCGTGGCGGAATCCATGAACCCAAACCGCACCGTATACGCTTCCGTTGCGGTTGACAGATTGGCCAAACCTGCGCGTGATTCAAATGTGTACCGCGTTGACCCGAACCAAAGACCATCAACATGCGACAACGTGGCAACGCGTCCGGTGGATGTGGTCCCCGTTGACCATGTGAGGACACCAATTGATTTGTCCGAAATCACCGAACCGCTTTGCGCAATGCTACCGCCGGATGATGTCAAACCCGCCCACGTCAATGTTGAGGAAAAGTGATCATCGAACAACACGGCCGCGGTGCGCCGCGTTGAACCGGGCGTGGCATCGTTCGGAATTTTCGCAACAAAACTCACACGATCACCTCCGCGCCAATGTCGGACCGCCGCGTGTGTACCGTCACATCAACACGACATTCCGAACCCGGCGTTGTTGTGACCTCACACCGAACATATCGTCCAACGTGCGCCGTCAACCCCGTTGTGCGGTCCGCGGATGTGAAACGCAAATTGGTTGTGTAATCGACCCACGGACCGGTCAACGAATTGGCATAGTGAATATGAACCACCGCCGTTGACCATGAACCCGTCACCAATTCGATGATGGCGACAAACACATCATCATTGCCCATATCCCAAACAACCAACTTTTCGTTGCTATCGCGCATGCACCCGGCGCGGTTCAAATCGCAACCTACAAATGCGTAATCCATCAGATTTCCCCCCCGCCCGGTGCGGGCGTGATCGATCCACCACCCGCGCCCGTGTCACCCGTTGCCGGACCCGTTGGCAACGGCGGAACACCGCCAATCGGTTCCACCAACGTTGTGCCGCCCGGTAGGGTTGACGTGGAACCACACCCGCCCAATGCGGGCGGTTCCACAAAATGCCAATGAATTTTGCGTGACACCATCACGCCAACAACGCCGCACCCGCGCAGTTTGTCCGCGTCAATCTCAATATCACCGTACCATAAACGGATTTGTGGGCGTTGCATTGGATATGTCACAAGGTTGGGCGTTCCTGCAATTCGCGCCGCAATATCATACGAAACCGATTCCGCCGGATAAAAACCCGAATCATTGCGCACGCCACGAATGTTGATGATTTGGCCCGCAATCAATTGGGGGTTGTTGTCAATCGTCTTTTTCATAGCGCGATCATTCCCGGCAATCCACGCCATCCGTCCGGGTCAACGAAGAATTCGGACCATTCAATGCACCGCGGCGAAATGGAAGGGTTTTGGTTTGCGATCAAATCAAGACGGTAGTACGGACGGCGGACCAACACACCGCCGGTTTCGTCGCGGTCCGCGCCGGGCCTCAACGGAACATACGCAACTTCCGGGTTCGCATCCATCGCATTGATTGGCGCGGCGGATTCTATGAACACGGTTGTTCCGTCATTCGGCATGTATGTGCCGCGGTCCCATTCCCATGTGTATGTGATAACAAACCGCGTTTGGTCTTTTCCGTCCTGCTGAACATCCGCACCGATGAAATGGTACAACGTTCCTTGGATCAAATGGATGTTGTCTTCTTGTTCCGCGATGATGTCCAATTCCCGCGTTTGATCCGTGAAGAATTCCACGCGCAATGTGCGACGGATTCGCCGTTCTGTAACGGCCCGTTCACCGGCTCCCCACACAAACGTTGATTGTTCCAATTCATCGGTCCCGGTGATGGTGATTTCCTGCCAACACCATGGGACAGAAACTTCCGCCTTCACACGTTCCCAACCGAAAAACGGCCGCACGTTGATTGTTGATGGATCGTTGAACCGCGTTCCGCCTTTGAACGTGGAATATGTTGCGGTCACGATGTAGTGTGATTGACCGCCGCGCCCGTCAATGTCGATGCGATCCAACACCAACTTGGGATCGGGTGCGCCCGGGAATTGTTTGTGGTCCGGCAATTCCTCAAACGCCACACGCGCCGAATGTTCATTGGCCGCGTTCAACACAATAAACGTGCGGGTTGCCGCGGATGTTCCGTTCACGTCACGCGTGAACCGTCGCCCGTCGATCTTTTCGGTGATGGTTGCCATTATCGGGAATCCCCGGTTTTTTGTATCAACACTTCCAACAACGAACCCAACCGATTGATTCCAACTTCAACATTGCCGGTGTTGAACAATGAATTGATTTCACCGCGCATTTGCGCAAATTGTTCGTTGATGGTGCGTTGGAATTCCGCGGCGGAACGTGCCTGCGCCGCACGCTTTTCCGCTTCTTCCGTGTCGATGTTGCGCATCGTGATCGTGTGTTGTTGATCCAACAACGCCAATTTGTTTTGCAATTCGGTTTTTATCAACGCGTCTTTTTCGTTTGCAATGTCGCGTTCAACCTTTGACCGCGCCGATTTGTATTCGGATTCCGCACGCAACCGCGGGTCATCAATCATCGAAATTGCCGCGGCTTCGTTTTGGTCTTTGATGTTTTGCAAACGATCCGCGGACAATTCCGCTTCGTGTTGGTCTTTCGTTTGTTTGGCCAAATTTTCCGCGTCAAGTTTGGCCTGCGCTTCCGTTTGAATCTTGTTCAACTCAACGGCCTGCAAATCATAAAGCGCGGTCAATTGGTCTTCCAACGCGGCGCGAACCGAATCCGATTGTTCCTTGTCGATTTGCTCAATGACCGCTTTTCGTTTGGCCAAATATTCCGCGTTCAATTTCGCGGCCGGGTCCGCCTCAACTTCCGCTTGCATCCGTTCCGTGGCCGTGCGCACCGCGTCCGCCCGCGCCTCAATTTGTGCTTCCTTGTTGCGTTGTCCAACGTTGTTGATCAATTCAAGGTTTTGTTTCAAACGTTCCTGAATTGCGTTGCGTTCCTCAATCAACGAATCTTTCGTAACACCTTTCAAAAGGTTATATGCACCGTCGATGGCCGTTGAATAGGTTTCGACGTTCAACGGATCGACCGGCGACGTGTCCGAAAATTCCGACATCAACGCCAATTGGCCGTTGATTTCATCCAATCGTTTTCGGAATTCTTCCGCCCGTTGTTGCGGTTCATTCGTCAACACCGAATCCGTGAATTCCCGCGCACGTTCTCCACCGGTCTTCAGTTGGCCGATGATGCCTTCCCGGATGGCCTGCCCCAATGCGTACGCATCCAACGCCACTTGTTTGAAAATCGCCAATTTGCCGAACGTGGCAAAAAGTTTGGTGGCTTCTTTCATGTCGCCGGACAATTCTTGGATAAACCCGCCCGGCCCGCTGATTTCTTCGCCGTTCGCGCCGATTTCACGCACCGCGTTTGCGGTGCGACGTGTTTGATCGGTCAATGCGGATTCCGCGTTGGCCGCCGCTTTCTTTTGTTGATTGATTTCAACATGCGTGGCCAAATCCTTTTTGCGCATGTTATACAACGCTTGTTGGTATCGGTCTTCTTCCGATATTGCCTCAACCGCCAATTCGGATGTTTGTTTGCGTTGGTTGTAATCTTCGCGCCCCAACGAACGGTTTTCTTCCATCCGTTGAACGTGTTCGGACAAATCGCGCTTGCGCATGTCAAACAATGCTTGCGCGTATCGTTGTTCCTCAGATATTGCCTCAACCGCAACATTGCCCGCGTTGGCGGTTGCGTCCGCCAAACGGTTCCGTTCCTCAACTTGTGCTTTTACTGCCCACAAATCCGCGGACGGGTCCGCCGCGCCACCGCCCGCGGTGTTTGCGGCCTGCTCAATTGTTGCCGCTTGCGCTTCAACGTTTGCTTTGGCCGCGGCCATGCCCGCATCCAATTTGGACGTGTCCACGCCCAATTCAATGTTGGCCTTGCCGATGGATTCACCACCGCCACCCGTTGCCATGTTGCCCGCCTTTACGTCACGGTGAACGTTGTCGCGTCATTCAATCGCAATTGGCCCGAAACCTTCACGGGATTCCCGGGTGAAACCTCAATTGACAACGATTTGAGAAACGCCGCGGCCGTGTACGCATGCGTTGTCGCACCAACAAACGTGTTGAACACAACCGTGACATCCGGCACACCATCGGCGTTGGTGTCCCAATCGGGCGTTCCGATTGCGCCCGTGGTTGCACGAATCAACGGTGGCAACGTGGAACCCACGGTTTCGGTCAATGAACCGGTCCCGCGGAACGTATACGCCAAGGCTTGTTTGTCCGCCTTTCGGATTGGGTTTGACACCTGCGTGACAAACGCCGCTCCACTCAACGCCGGATCATTCGCGCCATCTTCCGTGATTTTGAACGTTGCGGTTGCCGCGGTTGCGTGCAATGCCGATGGAAGGCGATACGTTGCCGTTGTGTTGTCATTGACCGCATGCGCCGTGTACGAACCGGACCATTCGTATACACCATTCGGCATGTATCGTTTGGCGGTTGGTGCGGTGGCGTTGAACGCGGTGATTTCGATTTCGCCGAAATCAATATCCAACTTCCAATCCTGCACATATTGCGCATAACCCAACGATGAACCCCATGTGACCAAACCGGAATTGCCGGTGCGCGGTGCGGTCTTCGGATAATGCCCCGAAAACGACATTGTGCCGCTTTGCAATCCCATCATGCGTTCAACACCATTGCCCGAACCGGACAATTCGGTGATGTCGAATTCATCATTTTGGATGGCAAACGTCACATCCTGAATCTTCAACGCGGTTGACAACAACCGGGACAAATCCGTTGACGATGTGACGGAAGACAATGTGGCGGTTGACCCGGTAATGATGTACGGCATTTCGTATCCTTTCTCAAACGTTCACGGCCTGATTTCCTACCCGGCCCGCAAACGTCAACGTGGCCGTGTTCACCTGCAACGATTCACCGGGCGAAATGTCGGAACCTATCAACGTCCACCGTTCCGATGTTGCACCCTGCACGTTTGTTGTTCCGACCGAAGGCAATGCCAACAAATGATTGTGAAACCCATACGTCGGCGTTGATCGGTTGCCGGATGCGATCATGGCATCCCCAATCAACCGATCAATCAACACTTCAATCCGATCCAATCCGCGTGCGTCCTCATCATAAATGGAAAACGTCAAATTGCACGCACCCTCAATGCCCGTGAAATTGTTGTCCGCGTTCCATGTGATCCCGTACACAATGAACGGATATACCAACGTTGACGGATTCCCGCGGTTGAACGCTACACCGCCCGCGCACGCCGCGGTCCATGCACCGCCGGAATACAACGTGGAATCCGCCTGAATCCGTGACAAGACCGCCCGCGCCACAACTGCTCCGTTCATGCGACACCCCGCACCGTGATTGAAAACCCGCTTTCTTTGATGCCTTCGCGCACACCGCGCACGAACGCGGATTGCAATGCGGCATTGTTCCGGGACCACGCCAACGCCGGAGCCATGAACGGACGTTTGGGCATGCGCACGAATTTCTTCAACACGAATACCGGCACATCGGCAATTTTCCGCGTGACGCGTTTTCCTGCGGCATTGGTGACGTATTGCGTGGATTTGACCTTTTCGACACCCACGGCCATCAAATTGCCCTTCCGTGATTTGAAGATACGGAACGGCCCGATTTGCCGCAAACCCAATGTGGCCGATTTCAAATTCAATTCCCGCGCTTGGTCATTCACCGCAACGCGCAAATATTGTTTGTTCACCGGGCGGATTGTCATCCCGAATTCATGAACCGCACCGTATTTGATGGATGAACCGACACGCGCCACAATCGGTGAACGCATTTGGTATGTGATGGAATCACGCAACGCCCCCAAATGTTTCGCGGGTGGCGTTCCAACGGGTGACGTTCCGTATTTGCCAACGGCCGGGAATGATTCCTGCACATGCCGCACCACGCGTTCCGCCATGCGTTGAACGCCAACCGTTGCCGCCCGTTTCGTGGCTTGGATGAACGGTTGCCATTGTGCGAAATCAAACCGCGGCATTGGTTTACACTTCCCGAAACGCGTTCAATTGGAACACAACACCATTGGAACACAAATCCAACGGTTCCCCATCGACCTGATAAACCACCGAATCAACCGTCACCGTTGCAATGTGGTTCACAATCGTTGACGTGACAACGCCCGTGGTTGTTTGCGGCCCCAAATAAATCGTGAACAACGTTCGGCCCGTTTCGCGTTTATAAATCGACGCGTCCGATGATGAATTTGGTTGGACGCAACACGCCACCGTGTACGTTGTTGAATTGGTCAATTCATACGCACCCGATGTTTCCTGTCCGGCGGTGCGTGTTTGAATCGTTGCGGTTTGCCGAAGAAACCATGTCGGAACCGGCATGGATGATGGTGGCAACATCGGCATGTCACAACACCCCCGCGCCGCGGAAGGTTTGCATCAATGACATTTGGGCCTTGGCCGCTTCATCCGGCGTGGCATATGTCACCGACCACCCGCCCAACGATTGCGAACGCAACCCGCGGTCCATGCGAACGGATGCGTACAAACCGTCCACCATGCGTTTGATTGCGCCTTTGACATCCGCCGCGGGCGCGGCCGACACATAAACAACACGCACGCGGTTCCACCGCGGCGACCATTGCCACGTTGACAAAACTTCCCGGTCCGAATCCGCGTCACGAATCACGCGGCCGTTTTGCGTTCCGTTGTATGTGACCAACCCGAACCGCAAATCAACCCGGTAGGTTGTGGAATCGACCGCATCACCCAACGTGTTATCATCGTTGATTGGCGTGATTGATGTGATGGATGTGATTGGGAATTCCCGTAATCCAATCTCACCTGAATCCGTTTCATAATCTTCCGTTCGGGTGGCCGATTCAAACCCGTTCGACAAATCGCGGTTGCACATGCGCCGCAATGCGGCATGGGCTTCGTCCAAAATATCCTGCAAACGGGTATCGTCAGCGGTTCCCGTGATTCCCGCATGCGTCTTGTATTCGGTCAACGTGACAATGGCCAACGTTCACCCCCGGTTCAAATGACAACGGCATATGCCATCGGTGGCGCGGAAATGAATCCCGCTTCCAATTCCACCGCACCCGCGCCCGTGACGGATGCGGATGTGACCGTAAACGCAAACAACCATTTGCAACCGCGCAAATCCAACCCGGATGCAACGGCGGAATTGTTCCCGGCGTAATCGCCCGCAATTGCACCGTACTTATATGTTCCGTCACGCAAATCATTTGTTGGGTCAAGTGCGCACGAATATGCGCCGGTTGTTGCACCTGAATAACCTATTGACAAATCCAAACGAATGAACCGCATGGTTCCGTCATCGGCAAAAGCGCCCGTGCTTTCCGTGTATCCGGACTCCGGACCATAAACACCATAAACCGCCATTATGGGACTTGTTGATGCAAGGGAAATGGCCGTGGCATATCGCGCACGCAACAACACGCGGCATGCGGTTGGTGGAACGCGCACCGGGCGCACATTCGTATCCGAATACGTCGCGGGCCTCAACAACACCGAATCCGCGGGTTTTGCCGCCTTCAAATCGGTGTGAATGATTGCCCATTCCGTTTGGGCATATGCCGAATATTGAACGCCACCGCCCGAAATATCCTGCCCAACACGTTTGCCCGCGCCCATGTGCAACCCCTTTGGTGTGCGCCCTCAATCAATCATCCGACAAACCCGGGCCGCGGATTTTCACCGCGGCCACGGGTACGAAAGGGAAAGCATCAAATCACACAATCAACTGTTCATCAACGCCGCGTTCGGTTGCGGACGTGGGCGTGACTTCGGTACGGCTCAGGATGCCGATTGCCGAAATCAACGTAGCACCCGCACCCGCGGTGGCAACGATGGAAATGTACCGCTTGCGCTTGCGCAAATCCACGAACGCCACCAACACGTCATTGTCACCGCCCGCGGCCGTTGGCGCGGTGAACGCACCACCGGTGAAATCGGCTTCACCGGATGCGGATGCGTCCGATTCCTGCAATTTGAGCGCGGTCATGTTCGCATTTACGTTGCCCATTTGCACAATCACCGTGAGATAGTCAAAACCAAGGGTATCAATTTCCGTATCCGTCACGGTTGTTCCGTTTGCATCAATCGGAACAATCATCTTTTGAAATTTGTAATTTTGTGGGTGAATCATTGCGAATTCTTCCTTTCCTGAAATTACGATGTGGCCAAACAAACAACCGCGCCGGGGACGCGGGACGCGGCCGTGGCGGACGCATTGCCCACATCGTGAACGGTGACACCGAAACGATTCACGCCGCGGAACGCGGTGGTGTCGGATGCGAAACCAACGGATGCATCCGTGGCAATTTGCATGCCGCCGCCAACTTGCGTGGCCTTGGCCGCCAAATTGAACGCACCATACAACGCACAAATGGTGGTTCCCGCGGAAATGCGCGGCATGACCTGAGAGAACACAACCGGTGCGCCCAAGAAAATCGGTTGGCGGATTCCGTTTGCAATCTCAATGGACGTGACACCGCCCGCGGCCAACGCCAAACGCGCCATCACGTTCCAATAAAATTCCTTATGGACAACCCACACCGGGTTTGCCGAATCAACGTAGGAAGGCGCACGGCCCACCACCGCTTCGAAATCGGCCAACGTCAACGTGCCGAACGTTGAACCACTACCAACAACGTATCCGGCAATATTTGCAACCGTTCCGGAAAGGCTTGAAATCTTGGAACGGAATCCGGTGTGACCGCCGTACGTTGACGTTCCATCACCGTTGAAAACCGCTTCATCTTCCTTGTCCGCCATTGCGTACGCGTGTTCACGCGCCACGAAATCGGCAAACGAAATGGCCGAATCATTCAACAATTCGTTGGACACGTAGGTAAGTGCGGTCATCTTGTTGGCTGTGACCTGAACCAAATTGGTGGTGGGGTTTGATTCCGTGATGGAACCACCTTCACCCGGCCAATAAACCGTCACGCCACCGGTGCGGCGTGGCATTTGCACAACGTCCGATCCAACGGTCATCACGTCCAACACCTGCCGGGCCGCGCCGCGGGTTTCGCGCAAATCAATCAGTTGCGGCACGAAAATGTCCGGGATGGTTGAACCACCAAGGGTGGCCGTGGTTCCGATGTTGGCCTTGGCCACAATCGCCCGATCCTCCGCGGTGGCAACCTGCGGAATCACCGCGCATTTCACCCACGCGCCGAACAATTCCGCCTCATCCGCGGAACCAAATGCGGTGCGCTTCGGTCCGGCGTAATCGCGGCCGGATTTCGCTTCACGATCATACTTTTTGCGGGTGGCGTTGCCAATGCTGAACGTGGCCGGGGCCGCGTCATCATTCACGGTGGCGGTGTGAACGGCCGCCGCGCCGCGGGCGCGTGACTTCATGCGCTCCACTTCGCCCGCGATTTCGTCCACGCGTTCATCAAC